GCGCAGCGCAAGCATTTAGATACAACAGCAGCAATGGACTGATAAACTAACTTATATTAATTTTAAAGATATTGAAGGACATATTAAGACAAATGGCAGAACTCCAAGAGAGGGATCTACAAATGATCAAGAGTTAATTGTCCATGTAGATCCTAAATTATTTAAAACATTTAACAGATGACCAAAGAAAACAAAGCAATCCTAAAAGCCCTAGAACTAGCTAGCCTATCAGCTAAATATCCTAACAATGCTTACATTCCTCTATCTAATTGGAAAGATGACTCAGCTAATGCATTGACTCAATGTATCACTGCTTTTATAAATTTCTCAGGCTTTCAAGCTGAGAGAATTAATACAATGGGAGTCTATAGAGAGGGTAAGAAGATACAGGTAGGTGAGAATAGTAGACAGCTGAAAGGCACATGGACTCCTAGCACAGGTACTAAAGGATCTGCTGATATATCTGCCACCATTAGAGGTAGATCAGTTAAGATTGAGGTGAAATATGGTAAGGATAGGCAGTCAGAAGTGCAGAAGAGGTATCAGGAATCAGTAGAAGCTGCAGGGGGTACATACTTTATTGCTAGAAATTTTGATGAATTTATGATATTTTATTTAAAATTCCTTGCAGATATGAATTAATTGATTATCTTTGTTGAAATAATTTAAATATATACATATGGAAACAAAAACAAAAGCTGTAGTACCAGCACCTGTACTAACTCTGCATCAGAAGCTCCACAAAGCTAAGCAGTCAATCGGCAAAGTAGCTAAGAATGCTACAAATCCACATTTTAAAAAGTCATACTCTGACATTAATGCCATCACTGAGGCAGTAGAGCCTATCTTATTAGAGAATGGTCTACTATTATTACAGCCTATTCAGGGCAATTCAGTATGTACTCAGATTATCTGTATAGATTCTAATGAGTCAATAGAGTCATGTATGGAATTACCTGCAGGACTTAATCCTCAGCAAGTAGGATCTGCAGTGACTTACTTTCGTAGGTATACTCTGAGCAGTATCTTATGCTTACAATCAGTAGATGACGATGCAAATCTAGCTAGTGTACCTGTGAAAGCAGCTAAGCCTGGACTATCTAATCAAAGATTTGATGAGGCATTAGTATCTATTCAGGAGGGTAAGTTTACTATCCCTAAGCTAAGAGAGACCTTTGAGCTTACAGATTTACAACTTAAAGCACTTATGTTACTATGAAGTGGCATCCATCATCACTCGGAAAACTAATGACAGCATCTAGGACTAAGTCTGAGGTGCTGTCTGAAACTACTAAGAGCTATATCAGAGGTGTAGCTAAGCAAGATTTCTATGGTTACAATGTAGAACTTAATAATAAGTATATTAATAAGGGTATAATGCAGGAGAATGATTCTATTGCTCTATTCAACTCGGTAATGTTTAGCAACTACTCTAAGAACACTGAGAGACTAAACAACGAATGGCTCACAGGAGAGGCTGATATAGTTCTTAATGACCAAATCATAGATATTAAGACATCATGGTCATTAGAGACGTTCCCTGCTACCTCAGAAGAGGGTGTAAATAAAGATTATGAGTGGCAGTTAAGAGCTTACATGATGTTATATGATAAGAACTATGCTGGTCTATGCTATTGCATGGTCTCTACTCATCCATCACTACTGAATGAATGGGAGAACTTATCACTCCATCAGGTAGATCACATAGCTCCTGAGAAGAGAATCACTACTCTACTATTTGAGAGAGACCTGGAGCTTGAGGAGGAGATTAAGGTAAGACTGCATCACTGCACTGAGTACTATGTTAAGTATATTAATCAATTAAATAATAAATAAGATGAGAGATAAATTCTATGAGGCTGCCATGATAGCAGCTATGCAAGCACTAATTCAAAACAATCCTGGCATCAGCTGTAAATTTGCAGCTAAGAAAGCTCAGGAGTATGCAGAACAGTTAGCACTACTGCAGTATGGTGAGTACAATCCTAATCCATTCCCTACTAAAGTATTATGACAGAGAAAACAATGGCAATGATCCTGGCACTAGTAGTGTATGGATTGATAATTTACGGAGTATATAAATTAATAACAACTATAATATGAATGAGTACAAAGTAAAAGGACTTATCAAAGTGATAGGTGATACCGTACAGGTGACTGAGAAATTCTCTAAGAGAGAAGTAGTAATAACCGTAGAGGATGGCAAATATCCTCAATACATCACCCTACAGGCTACAGGAGATAAAACAGCTCTACTAGATGGCTGCAGAGTAGGTGAAGAGGTGGAGGCATCATTCAATCTGAGAGGTAGAGAATGGCAGGATAAGCACTTTAACTCTTTAGAGTTATGGAAGATTGAAGTATTGACTGCAGCTGCAGTAGCTCCTGCTCATGTACCTGATAATTCTGAAGATGATCTCCCTTTCTAAGGGACAGAGCTTAAAGGACTTTATGATTAAAGAGACTAAGTCTAAGCTCACCCATAGATATAAGCTCAGTCATTATGCTGAGGATATCGGAGTCTCTTACTGTAGTATTTGGAGATTCATCAATGGTAAGGCTGTCAATGAGCAGTTCTATCTCAAATGGTGGAAAAATTATCTAAATAATTAATAACTTTATGGCAGTCTTATGGCTGCCTTTGTTATTTTTGGCAAATGAATATACTAACCTACATTGCAATATCATGGTTTATAGTAAACTTTGAGCCATTACAGCTACTGATTGACTCAATCTTTAGGAAAATTAAGTTTAGCAATCTATCACTATATCTACATTCATCTGCTAGCTGTATTAAATGCGTATCTTTTTGGCTAACATTAATCTGCACCTGGTCCTTTATTGAAGCAACTATTGTAGCTCTATTGTCGTTTATATTACAGGAATGTTTACAGAAGCTGAGCAAGTAATAATACAACAGGTATTTAATCTGCCTGAGATAGAACAGTCTTATAAGATTCACTTATTAAAACTCAAGCCTATTAAAGTAAGACTGACAAATACTCCTGATAAAGAATGTTTCTGTGGTAGTGTAAGGAGAAAGATATGGCTTAAGGATTTCAAGCAATGGTATGAGACCTATACTTGACAACTACATATCAGCTCACTACAAAGAGATAAGGAAATATACTAACTATTTTCTAGTAAGAATGAAGTCTACTATTTCAGCTGATGCTGTAATAAATAACTCTTTTTTATATTTATGTAATATAGATATAGAGGTGACTGATCCTGGTAAGGTGAAAGCATATCTATTGAACACTATTAAGATGCAAATACTATGGAGTACATCACTAACTAATAGGCAAGAGAGAGTGACAGCTACTGATAGTACCATGCCGATAGTGATGGATGATGATACTGATCTATGGGATAAGATTAGAGAAGATATGCAGTATCAGGATAACATGGCAGTGATAGAGACTTATAGAGGGAGGATAACAGATAGAATTAAGTTGATAGTGTTTCAGACTTATTTTGATAAGGGATACAGTACAGCTAGAGCAATGGCAGAATATTTTAAGATACCTGTTACATCTGCTCATTATTGGATACAAGAGATTAAAAACGATTTAAAACAACTAAGAGATGAAAATTAAAGATGAATTTATTGGAGTAAAAGTATCTCACAAAGGTAATAATGTAAATGTCTCAACTGAGAATTATACTTTTTGTGAGTCTATAGGCTTAGGCTATATGTTTGAAGAGCCAACAGTAACTGAGCCTAAAGTTATTAAGTATAAAGCAGTCAAAGGACCAATACCTGAGCCTAAGCCTGTAGTAGAAGATACAGAAGATGGCACAGAAGCAGAGTAGTGTATCGTTCTGCAGAAAGCCTAAGGTAAAGAGACCAGGTGTTCATGCTAAGAGTAAGACCTCTAAGCTGAAATCAAGTAAAAATTATAAGAAAACTTATACAAGACAAGGATAATGGACCTACTACAGAAATATAGAGAATCCTTTGCTGATTCATATACTGATTATCCTCAAGAGGCTACTGAGAATGCTAAGATAGCACTTAGATGGGCAGAAAAGAATGGATGGGGTAGCTGTGGAACACCCGTAGGGAAAAAAAGAGCCAATGACCTCGCAGCAAGAAGACCTTTAAGTAGAGACACGATATCTAAAATGGCATCCTTTGAAAGACAAAGACAGAACTCTAATAAAGAGCTAGGAGATGGATGTGGCAGATTGATGTGGCTAGCTTGGGGAGGTGATGCTGGAGTAGAATGGGCAAGTAGAAAACTAAAACAAATAGACAATGGGTAGAACAAAATTAATAGAGACTCCTGAGAAGCTCATGGAGATATTTGAGGAGTATAGAGCTTATACTCTAGCTAATCCTAGACATAAATGGGTGCTATCACAAAAGACTGCAGAGATGGTAGCAGAGCCTTTGAGAGTACCTTTAACTAATGAGGGATTTGAGATATTCTGCTATAAGAATTACTCAGATGTACATAACTATTTTGATAATCCTGATAACAGATATTCTGAATTTAAGACAGTCTGTTCGTACATAAAGAGAGAAATCAGAAATGATCAGATACAGGGCGGCATGGTTGGTCAATACAATCCATCCATCACTCAGAGACTAAACAACCTAACTGAGAAATCAGACATCACTACCAATGGTAAGGACATCTCTGAGATTAAGGTGAACATCATCACTAGTGCAAAGGATTGAAATGATGTGTCAAGCTGTTGAAGCTTACATCTATTCTAAGAAAGGAGTGCCTGTAAAGATAAACAGGATAGCAATTATCAGTGATAGTAGGCAGATGGAGATGCTAGCCTATGCTTATGCTTATGCTAATGGAGATAGATAGTACAGTTATATTTCAAAAGAACTATGCAGCTCTCACTGATCCTGCACTAAGATTCATTATCAATGAGGGTGGGAGTAGAAGCTCTAAGACCTACAGCCTTTGTCAGATGCTAATAGTCTACTGCTATCAGAATAAGAATAAGGTAGTGTCAATCATTAGAAAGACATTCCCTGCACTTAGAGCT